TTAAAGTATAATGAATAAACATTCATTTATATATAAACTTTATCCTAATATAGTTACTATTCGTGGTGATATTGCATACGATAAAGACGAACAAGAAGTCACATACGATAACAATGCAGTAGAAGCTCTAGTCGCATCTGAAGCATACAAAGAACTACGAGCAAGAGAATATCCACCTATTACAGACTACATAGACGGTATCGTAAAAGGTGATAATGCACAAGTGCAAGCCTATATAGACGCTTGTCTAGCAGTTAAAAACAAATATCCTAAAGGTGTAGCATGACAACCACAGTTAGCGGATCACAAATAACTTTTACAGACAATAGCACACAGAATACTGCTGCTACTGGCTTTGGCTTTAAAAACCGCATCATAAATGGGCAAATGGTGATAGACCAAAGAAATGCTGGTGCTAGTGTTACTCCTACGACAGACGTGTATACTTTAGATAGATGGCAAGCAGTTAGATCGCAAAGTTCAAAATTTAGCGTACAACAAAATGCTGGATCAGTTACGCCTCCGTCAGGACTTACTAATTATCTTGGCGTTACATCGTTGTCTGCCTATTCTGTATTAACTACAGACTATTTTATTATTCAGCAAAATATAGAAGGATTTAATACCGCTGATTTGGCATGGGGAACAGCGTCTGCGCAAACAATTACATTATCATTCTGGGTCCGTAGTTCCTTAACTGGAACTTTTGGCGGTGCTTTGAATAACAGCTCAAACAATAGATCATACCCTTTCTCATATTCAATTAGTTCAGCTAACACTTGGGAATATAAAACCATAACCATCGCTGGTGATACAACTGGTACTTGGCTGACGAACAATAGCACAGGTATTCAGATTAGATTCAGCCTTGGCATGGGTTCTACTTATAGCGGAACTGCTGGGTCTTGGTCAGGTTCTACATATTTTTCAGCCACAGGTGCAACATCAGTAGTCGGCACTAACGGTGCTACCTTCTACATCACAGGCGTTCAACTAGAAAAAGGCAGTACCGCTACATCATTTGACTATAGAGATTATGGAACAGAGTTGCAGTTGTGTCAGAGGTATTGTTATAGGGTAACAAACACAGGGAACACTCCTCCGTTTGCTTCTGGAGTATGGCAAACATCAACTCTTACTGCTTCATTTGCTAAGTTACCAATAACCATGAGAGCAACTCCAACCATTTCTTATTCTGCTATTGGAGATATTCAGTATTTAGATAGAGATGTAGCTTGGAGATCTGGAACAACTTCTTTAGTTATTAATGAAGCTGGCCCAGATGGTGTAAATATTGGATGCGTATGTTCTACTGGATCTTTAGCTGGATACGGAACTATAGTAGAAGTGCGAGGAACTAATGGTTGGTTTCAATTTAGTGCGGAGCTATAATAATGTATAAACTTTCACCAAAATTTATAGGAAATCAAACAAGCGTAATTCGTTTAAGCGATAATGCATGTATCCCATTTGACCCAGCTAATCAAGATTTTGTAGAATACCTAAAATGGCTTGACGAAGGCAACACGCCAGAACCGGCTGATGAATAAATAAAACATAATATGATTGACTGACTGAGGAGTAATATATGGATTTACAAAATGCAAATGAAGTAATGCAGAATTTTACAGGTGAAAGCGGAATGGCTTATGGTGTTGACACCGCCATTAAAGCGCTCAGACCTGGATGCCGATTTGAATTAGAAGCCGCTGGTGGTGGATTCACATGGCACAAATGGTGGGATCCTGATGGACAAAAACCACCAACAAAAGAAGAAATTGATGCTGAACTTGCCTTCCAAGAAAAGTTAGCAAAGTATTACCAGTATTCATATGACCGTTGCAAAGAATATCCAGACGGTTTTGAACAATTAGATATGCTATGGCATGCTATAAATAATGGAACTGACTTAAAAGATTCAGAATGGTTTAATAAGATAAAAGAAGTAAAAGAGAAATATCCAAAACCAGAGGGTAATCCTCCAACTAAAGAGTAAAATAAATGGCAATTCAAAAAATTACAAGTGGTATTCTAGCAGATGGTGCAATTGTAGCTGCTGATATTGCTGACGGTAGCATTACTACGGCAAAAATTGCTGATGCAAATGTAACTGCGGCTAAGTTAGCGACCGGTGCAGCTTTACCAAGCCAATCAGGTAATACGACATATTATTTGACTACTGATGGAACAAATTCAATTTGGAAAGCTCAGACTGCATTAGCGGTAGCCAATACACAGATTACTGGTAATATTACAGGTTCACAAATATCGAGTAACACATTGAGTAATACAGTATTCCAAACCGGTTCTGTTGAAAACTATATGTCAGCTCAAGGCCTTGGTTTTGGTATGCGTAATCGCATCATAAATGGTGCTATGGTGATAGACCAAAGAAATGCTGGTGCTAGCATTAATCCTACAGATGGGCAATTTTCAGTAGATAGATTTATGATTTTTAGAAGTGTGACATCTAAATTAACAGCTCAACAAAATGCTGGTTCAGTCACACCTCCAGCTGGATTTACTAATTATTTAGGCATAACATCATCATCTGCTTATACTGTTACTTCATCAGATTATTTTATGATATGTCAAAGAATTGAAGGATATAACATAGCAGATTGGGCATGGGGAACAGCCAATGCTAAAACAGTAACACTTTCATTTTGGGTGCGTTCAAGTTTAACAGGAACATTTGGCGCATCAATTCAAAATGGTTCACAAAACAGAGCATATCCATTTACATATACTATTTCATCTGCTAATACATGGGAACAAAAAACAATAACAATTGCTGGCGACACAACAGGAACTTGGTCTACAACTAACACAGAAGGTCTTGGATTATATATTGGTCTTGGCATGGGAACAACATATAGTGGAACAGCTGGAGCATGGGCTTCATCCACATATTATTCAGCCACAGGAGCAACCTCTGTAGTCGGCACTAACGGAGCAACCTTCTACATCACAGGCGTTCAACTAGAAGTAGGCAGTACCGCTACATCATTTGACTATAGACCTTATGGTACAGAGTTACAGTTGTGTCAGAGGTATTATGAGAAATCATACCCATATGCGACAGTTCCTGGTGCTTCTGGAGCTGGTTCAACCATTATATTTGTATATCCAAATGGCAATGGAAGAACTGGATGTTCAACATATTTTAAAGTTTCAAAGAGAGCATCACCAACAGTAACTAGTTATGATGAACCTGGAAATTCTGGGAAACTAACTTATATGGACAATGGACATAATTTTACTGCAACACAAAATCATGTATCTACTGAAGCTTGGTCAGTTCAAGGTCCAAATTCTACAAATAATTCTGGTGTAGCATTTCATTATGTTGCAGTAGCGGAGCTATAATATGTATAAATTAACACAAAAAAATAACTGTATTATTCGTTTAGCTGATAATGCCTTCATCCCCTTTGACCCAGCTAACACAGACTACCAAGCCTACCTAAAATGGCTTGAAGAAGGCAACACACCAGAACCGGCTGATGAATAAAAATATAAAGTAAATTATGCAAATAGCTCATCTTTATAAAATAACAAACATCCAAACAAATGAGTATTATATTGGTAAACATAATGGTCAAAGCCAAGAATATGGAAGTAAAAAGAAAAATCTATATTGGGGGTCTGGTACTAGAATAAGAAATCAAATTAGAAAATATGGAACTTCTAATTTTAAGTATGATATATTAGTCATTTCAAATTTACAATATATTTATGAATTAGAAAAGAATATAGTTACTTCTAATTTAATAAATGAAGATATTAAATGTTTGAATTTGAAAGGTGGTGGTTATGGATCATCATACACTTCAGAAGAAACAAAACAAAAATTAAGATTAAGTAATGTTGGTAAATTGAGGTCTGAAGAAACAAAACAAAAAATTCGCATAATGAGAGCTAAACAAATTATGCCAAAAGATATGTATGAAAAAACTTCTAAAATCATGTCAACATTAACTTGGATGAATGATGGTAAAAGAAGTTATAGGGTTAGACCTGAAAAATATCAGGAATGTAAAGATAAAGGTTATGTTGATGGTCGTTT